GCTCCAGATGAATTATTAGATCCACCATTGCCGCCCTTGGCTACAGTTATTTCATTGAGAGTTACACCACCGCCACCACCGCCACCGCCGTATCCGTTTGTTCCACTCCCGCCAATTCCCCTCGTAGAAGGAACAGCCGAGTTTCCACCATTACCACCAGTTCCACCAATTCTTTGAGTTACCGTATGTGAATAAGGCAAGCCTGAAATAGTTGTTCCAGAATAAGAATACCCATTTCTTTCGGTCGCTCTGCAAATTATATTACCATCTATATTAAAAGAACCAGAACAAAGTATTTGAGCAAGGTTTCCATCTCCAGTAATATTTAAAGTACCACCAGATTGAATATCAATTGATGTGTATGTTTTTGTTATTGGTGCGGTAAATGTTACAGTCTGACCGTTTAAAATAATTAAATCGCCTTCACTTGGCGGAAAGAATGGTGGAACACCGCCGCCAGAAACCTTTTTATTCAAAATAGATATTGGCAAGACTTTCATTTATGCTATTTCCTTAATTTCCGCAACGTAAACCACGCTATTTATTTTAACGAAAGTGAAAAGAGTGGTCGTGCCACTAACAACAGTTCCATCATAATTGAGATCAGACTTTACACCAACCGGAAGAGTTATTGCTCGGTCTATTGTATCTGTATTCGTAATTGCAAGTATAATTGATTTACCATTCACATCATTTGAAAAGGTAAGTGTGATAGCTGTAGATATTGATTTGTGATAAGTATCACCCAGCGCCCAATCAACATCTAAAGCCGTGACAGCTATATCAAGTGGAAGTGATTCTTTAACATTTTCAAATATCGGTGTGTTTCCTGTATAACTCAAAGTATTCCCCTAGTATATAAACCAATCTGTTCCATCGCTTATAATATTAATTGATTGATAATTTGATGTGATAGAAAAATCACTAGCAACACCATCTATATTCTCAACACCATTTCTGACTATATTTATTGGATTGTTATCAACGTCGCCAGTGATATCCTTTATAACACAATAGAAATCAGTGCTTGGTGCTGGTAGCTGAATATCTAAACCAGCCGTTATTGGATAAAGTTTTTTATTCTGTGCTGTAAAGTTAACAGACTGTGAAACATCAACAGATAAGTTATTGGTAGATAAAATATTAGAAATTTTTATTTTCTTTTTATTAAGTGAGTCTTCTGAGTCTTCCAGTAATAAAATATCATCTTCAACTGGTAATAATTTTTCTGTAAATGTATTTATATCCCCAGCTGATCTTTTTAATTGTGAGTCATCAGTTACATTTGTTAAGCCAACATCTGATTTAGTTATCGTAACAATTCCAGTTTGACCATTTACACTATTCACATCTGATGGTGAAATTTCAACATAAATTGAACCTGACCACCTGTAAGTTTTTCCGGTGTCTATTGCCACATATATTTTACCAGTTTCGCCAGTTACGGGAAAGCTTGCAAGGTCTGCATATTCTTCAACATCATCAACATAAGACGGAAGATTGATAGCTGGAACTTTTGAATCACCGCCAAGAGGTGCTATTCCATTTGCAGCACCAACACTATCTTCTATTGCTTGTATATCTGTTGTATTTGTTCCGATGTTAGTTGTGTTTGTAGATATATTAGTTTCGTTTGCTCCAATTCTAGTTTCATGATCTATTAATTGTAATTCATTATCGCTAATTCTAGTTTCATGATCAGCAAGTTCTATATCGTTGCTGTTAACATCTGTTCTTAGTGTGTTTAAAAATAATTGTATGTTTTCTATGTGAGCAGAACTATTTTCTCTTAGACTAAATTTTCCAACAGTCGCATCATCAATTGTTTTATCTAGCCATGTTGCATTCGCAATTGAAGAACTTAATTTACTCTTAAATAATACTGGAATATTTCACCACCTGTTAAAGTTTTCTAAATGTTATAGTTTTTGTTTCAAAGTAACCAGCCAATTTTCTTGAATATAACTCGTTCAATTTAAATCCAGTTCCCTTTGAATCACCATTAGTTTTTTCTAGTAAAGCAGACTCAAATATGTTCGGGCTTTCTAAATCTGCAACAAACTCAATTGGATTCTTATTAATAGCGTAATTTAAAAATTGTCTCAAGTCACTAACGCCATTAATATTTTCTTTAATAACACCTTGCGGAATTATATCTGTCGCTAGAGTGATGTTGCATTCCATAAACTCGTTTTTACCAAATGAAACAATCTCAACAACACCACTGGCTGATTGATTAACCGATGATTGAGCTGTTTTAACATTGTCTTCAAATGCAACGTAATTTTGAAGTAAAAATTGAGGTTCATAAAAGAAACCGCTAGCAATATCAGCTTCATAGGTGTTTGATCCGGTTTTATCTTGAGTAAAGCCGATTATCCCATACGCTGAAATAGAGGCTTGCGTTCCACTTGTTACTAATAATGAAAAATTAGACGCAGCGGAAACAGTTATTTTCCTAGTCGACCTATCAATAGTGCCGCTATATTCTTGAGTTCCACCAGAGTTAAAAGCCTCTAAAACTTTGTCTAAAAAATCGTTTAATGTATATGAACCAATTTCAATTTGCTCCGATACTTCACCAGCACCATCGTCAAAATTAATAAATTCATTGCTAGATGATATTTCGTGACCATAAGTAAATCCTGAGTAAGTTGTTATTGACATTTTTTCCTTTAAGCAAATCTGGCATCTGTTAAAGTGACGCCTTGTTTACCAAATGATTCGTTGAGTGTTTCTGTTATAAATGTTCCTAACTCTTCTTGTTGAACCAAAGAGCCTTGAACAACTATTTCAACATTTGTTTTCGGTTCTTCTCTTTCTAGGTCTGCTTGATCTAAAACGCCATTATCAAATAAATCATTTTGACCACCGCCGCCACCAGCACCGCCACCGCCAGTTGAAGCATTCGCACCACCACCGCCACCAGAAGAACCCAATGCACCGGCTAAAACTTTTAAAGCTGAACCACCGGCAATTGTTGCCCAACCACTAGCACCCTTTGTATCTGCAACTTCTGCAACACCGACTTTAATATAGTAATCACCAAAGGCACTTGCAGCTTCACCAGCCGTTGCCTTTGCACTGTCAACAAAAGCTTGATTTACATTTTCACCCTTTGCTAAAGCATTTCCAATTGATTTCATTGCGCGACCATAACCATTGATCGCTAAATTGTTTAAAGCCTTTCCTAGTGCGACTGTAGAAGATTTTGTATTTTTTGCCGCATCTAAAAACGCATCAGAAATAGAACCACTTGCCTCTATAGACTTAGCAACCTTCTCTCTTTCTAATTCATTTAATTTTTCATCTGTCTGCGCCCTTATTTGAACCAATGCCATTGCATAGTCTGATTCTGTTATCAATCTCTTTTCATTTAACTCATTTAATTTTGCTATTTTTGCGTCTTCCGCTGCAACTAGTGTTCCAATTGATTTTACACCCAGTGCTGCGAGTGCTGAAAACAAAGTAACCCTTTCGGCTAGTATTGTTTTATCGGCTGTTTTTTCGTTTTCTACTCTGGCATCATTTGAACCTTTCTCTAGTTCCCTTACCTCTACAATATCTTTTCTTAAATCTATTCTTCTTTCTTTTAATTCTACTAGGTCACGACTTAGTGCTTGAACTCTTTTCCCACTTGCTGATATGCCACCAAATAAAGTCTTCTGTGGAAAACCTTTTGCAGTTGCCAAACTTGCTTCGACGGCTTTTATATCTTTATTTACTGTTTTTAAACTCGCAGATAAATTATCCACCAGTGATGGTTTTTTATTTTCAAAGAAAGAATTAAAACCCTTTCCAATAAATTTTAAGCCGTCAGCAAATGTAGTTAATGCTGGATTAACAACTCTTAAAAGATTTAAACCTAGAGATGAAAACTCACTAGAAACTCTGTCTAATTTAAAGTCTAGGTTTTTTGATATTTCTGAAAATGCTGTTGCAGTTGCGCCACTAGAGTTTTTTGTTTCACCTAGTATTCTGTCTAGTTCTTTAAAGTTACCACCAGCAACCTGTAAGATTGGCGTCAATGCTCTGACGTTTCCAAATAGTTTACCAAGAGCAACTTCTGACCCACCAGTTTTCTTTATAAGGTCTTGTAAAAAACCTCCCAGCTTTTTAGATTTTAATCCGGCTGTGCTAAAATCTATTCCTAATCTTTTAGCCTCGTCAGAAGCTTCTTTAGATGGTTTTATCAAACTAGTTAATACTTGTCTCAATCCAGTTACGGCAACATCAGTTGCAAGACCGTTTTTAGTTGTGAATGCTAAGAACCCTGCAAGCTCGCTAAAACCTAAACCGGCTGCTGATGCAACAGAAGTTACGTTCCCAAGAAAACTTGCTAACTCACCAAATGTTGTTTGACCTTCTCGTACCGCTACAAATAAAGCATCTGATGCTTCTTTGGCTGTTAATCCACTTCTTGCATAAGCATTAACCGATGAAACTAAAACCTTTGCAGAGGAATCTATATCAACTAAACCTGCAACCGCCGCCGTATTGGCAATGGCTAAAGTTTTTAATTGTTTAGATGTACCCTTAACACCAGCTGAAACAATATTGTAAAATGCTCTTGCTTGTGATTGTTGGTCTGAACCAAATACAGCGGAAAACTTTATTAAACTTCGTGTAGATTGTTCTGTTAGTTTTTGGTTTTTTGGTAGTATAGAATTTATTTCAGATACACCACGAGAAAAACCTCTAAGATTATCAAAAGATGCACCTAGCAAATCCATTGCCTTTCTTAAACCAACGGCTGCAACTGTAACACCAATGAAACCCTTGATAGCCTTTGATGCTGCACCTTTCACGCTTGTAGAAAATGATCGCCCAAAGCCTTCACCAGATTTCTTTCCAGCCTTTTCAGCTTTCTTTTCAACTTCTGTAAATGCTTTTTTGGTGTCTGCCTTGGTTAAGACAATTTCAATTTCTAACTTTTCGCTCATTTATTTTTCCCTACAAGGCTTGCGATATCTACAATGCCTTTTAAGTCTGATGACTTCACAGCCCGTTCTTTCATTGCATTTGGATAACCAACTTTAAATGTATTTCTATGAATTTTACTTCTATCTTCTGATTTTAATTTAGGGTAATCACCAACTGTAAAATCCCTTAACATTTTTCTTGCTTCAATCTTTTGCATACCAAGATAAAGCGTTTCAAATTCATCAGAACATATTTCATAAATTTCACTTAGCTTATAGCCATAAAAGTGTGCAAGCTCGCAAGCTTCAATCTCGTATGACTTTAATTCTTTTTTATATCGATCACCGTATTGATAACTTCAATCTGATGATTCTCTTCCATGCTATCAAAAGTTTTTTCTGGAAAACCCAATGAGCTTAGAAATTTTTTTGTAATTCTATAATCTTCGTCGTAGTCGTAAGCTTCACCGTCTTTTGCTTTGTCTGCAATTTCGCCTAAATCTACTAACCATTTTTTCTTTTCTAATCCAGTTGGTTTTCTGAATACTATTTGTTCACCGTAAACATTAATCTTATACTCTGTTCTTTTAAATTCCATTATCCACTCCCATAGAAATAGGGAAGCCGAAGCCCCCCGTTATTTAATTTTTAATACTAGAATAAACTATGATCACCTCTTGTGAAAAGATCAATTGTTGATGGCTTAGTAGAATCTTTAAGAGCTACGAAGCTGAACTCAGCTGCTTGAACTTCTGAACCTGAATAAGAAATTGAATTCATATTTGGTGCAGTTTTCCACATTGTTACATCAGCACTTCTGTCTGAAAGTGGTAATCTTACTGGGTGACCAGATAATTGAGCTGCAAAGCTAAATGAACTGTTATAAAGCTTAGAAGTACCATATCCAACTGATGCACCTTCTGTTGCCCCATAACCTTCACCGATTAATGCTTCCCATCTTTCAGTATTCATTTCAAGTAAAGTTAAATCAATATTCACTGATGCACCTTTAATGATTTGATCTAAAATAATTTCACCTGTTGAATCCGATTTAATATCTTCAAGTTCTTGTGCTGTGTTAATTGTTCCACCACCCTGAGCAATCGCCCCTAGTAAGCCACCGAATCCAATTCTGTTTACTACTCCAGAGATTGAACCAGCATTAGAATAATCTTCAACACTTATTTCACCTAAAAACTTATTTTCAACTTCTGCAACCGCACCGCTAGCTTCTGAACTAAATTCTGGTAAAGAATCTATGGCAGCACTAACTAGACCAGAAATAATTGAAGCCGAATCGCCGCTAGTATAAACAACTTGTACACCTGTTTTTCCAGCAACCATTGGGTCAACACCAGTTCCAGCATCTAACCAAACGTAATATTGTTTTTCCGAATAACTTTCATCAATACCGTTTAAATCAAAATATAAATCTTCTTGATCTCCAGCCGTATCGTCTTGAAGAGTGATAGATCTACATTGTCTAGCCCCAAAGTACCATGACATTGCTTCTAAAACCTGTTCTGTTTTTTTTGTTGTTGTACAACCCATTTTATTATCCTTTGAAAAGTTTATTATTCTTTGTGTTCGTAAGTTACAGTTATTGTAAATTGTATAGAGAATTTAAACATATTGTCATTATTATTTATTGTTTCGACTACAATACCCGATGAAGTTACATTTTTAATGTAATCCATTTGCAAAATATTCTTTTTATATAATGCATTGGCTTGAATGTTTATAGCTTCACAGTAAGCATCATCGTAATCATCCACAGGATCGCTGTCACCGGCTTTGTAAATACTAAGCACAACTGTAATGTCGCTTTCTATAGTCGTGTCTATAAGGTCGCTAGACGTGTTCTGAATGCCAATAAAGAATGAGTCTTCAAGCACTGTGTCTGACATTTCATCCGTAACGGGATTGCTTATAACTCTGAGATCTCTGTTTTCAGACTTAACAACACCTTTCAAATATGTTCTTATTTCATTAATCATCTTCTATATAACCTAGTCGTGCGAATATCATAAGGTGTAATATCTAGTTCACCATCACCATTTTGGTCTAACCTTAGTGCTGATCGAGTTCTTGCGCTGTTTCTTAGTGCTGTATAATCCAATTTCTTTTCTTGAAAAATATCGCCTGTTGATACTTGAAAAGACTCAAATATAATTAACAATGTTTCAAAACTCGACCATTGTCTAAATTGATCTTTAAATTCTGGGTCAGTCACAGTTGATAAATCCAACTTACCATATCTTGAATTATCGTCTTTCCATATTCTCTGCTCGTCTAAATATGCAATTATTCTTTCTTGCGCTTTCCTGTGAGCATATATAAAAGAATTTTTTCCCTTTGGTAAGTATCTCATTATTTTTGGTTCAAATGGAAGAATATCATTGTCATTACTTAGCAGTGCGTCGATTTCTTCCGTTAATACATTGATTCCAGAAGAATAAATTTTTGTTTTATCGCCACTTACAGCAACAATTCTTACAGAAGCATCTTTAAAACCATCAGACTCGTAAGCCCAATCTAAAAACCATTTTTCATTATCACCACCATTAAAAACAGACATAAAAGTTATATTGTCTGGTGAGATTAAAACATCTGTAATTTCTTCATCGTCAGTAACAAAAGATAAGCTAGCATCTAGTCTAGTTTTCTCTTCAACTTGCAGAACTCTTTCAATTGATAAGCTTGGAAATAAAGCCATTAATCACCATCCAGTATATTTTTAATATCGTTCAAGCCTATATAATCTAAAGACTTGCTTAAGTCATAACCTAAATTATCTCTTAATATCATCCCAGCCAATTCAGAGCATATAAACCTATTATCTCTATTGTTACTTAACTCGACCTTAAAAGCAATTCCTAGAAGCTGTATAAATCCGTAAGGTTTTCCGAGTTGATGCCACAACCAAGTTGCAATTTCATAATATTTTTCATCTTCTACTTCTATTTCAAATTCATGGAATATTTTATTGTGTTCACTAAAAACATCATAAGCAACTGCATTAACATCACCATGAGAAGCTTGAAATACTTTAGCAAATGGCAACTTACTCTTGCTTGAAGCTTCCATTTTAATATATATATGAGAATACTCAGAATTTTCAAAACATCTTATTAACCTAGATGCAACTCTAAACTTTTTTGGTGTAGAAAATCCAATTGCTATTTTTCGCATTTTACTCTTCGTGTATATAATAGTTAACCATTAACTCTAGCTCACTATCAGTGTTGTTTGTGTATTCAATAACTATTCTCATTGTTTGATATAAATCTGCTACATAAGGCAACATTTCTTTTGTACCCGAAGACATTACATTCCAATCAAAGCCAAATTGATCTAATGTATAATCTGGTATACTTGAAAAAGTACCAGTGCTATTATCTAAAATTTTTAAGTTGCATGTATCGCCACTATTGCCACTTAAAAGATTGATGCCATTAAACTTCACATGACCATATTCAATTGCATACTCACAAGATGTTGTTGCATTGGCTGGGCAAGTAAACTTTTTGCCCGATCCTCTAAAGTGGTAATCACCTTTACTTGCAAAAGCATTATTTATAATAGGTGTGCTAACTTCTACCTTTTGAACATGGCTTTCTTTTGGGTATGATTCGCCACTGTGACTAGAAATTATATTACTTAGAATGTCATTGCTTGCCTGTGACAATACAGATAAAAATATAATACTTACACTATTTCCTTCAGTGTCTATTCTTTCAAGTGTTTCATTTATAGAGCTTTCATTGATTTCTGTTTCAAGTCTAGGTGTAAAAACCTTATTGTTTAATGTTTCTGTTATTAAGAATTGCATTTATTAAACTCCAGTTATAGATATTCTTGCTCGTCTTATTTTAGCCGTGCCGCCTAGTCTTTTGTAATCAATATCAATTTCATGCACACCACTTGAGAGAGTGACCTGTTTTAAACCTGAGAATGGCTTGAAATAATCCTCGGAATGATGTCTATCGTCTTCTGTTTCTGCGATTGTCGTTGTGTCATCTAGCTCAATAATACATGCCACACCGTCATTGTCTGTGCTTGTGATTTCACAATACCACTGTATTAAGTAATTCCCCTGAGCCAGTGAAGGCGTAGTTAGTTTTAATTTTTGTTGATAGTTGTTGCTAGTAGTAGTGCTTTCCGCTTCACTTTCACTATATGTATAATTTGCAAAACCACCTGGAACACCTTGTATCCCTTGTATGCCTTGCTCACCAACTAATGTATCAAGAAAATCTTGCTCTGTTCCGGTATTACCTAGACTCAACCAAGCTTCATAAGCTGATGTTATCCCCTGTGGAGAGGCATCACCTAGCACAGTTACACCATGGTTCAAATCTGCAAGAGTATCAACACTTGTTCCATTGTCACCAATACCTGTTGTAAGAGTAAACCCATTAACAGTTTTATTATCTATAAAATAATTTGTATCTGTATTAGTTCCTAAATTGAAAAATGAAGCTGTCGGAATATAGTTTGCATCTGGCGTAGCTGTAGTAAAAGAATATTGGTAAGTTCCTGTTGCTGTTTTACTTACTGTTAATCCTCTAGCCTTTAAAACAGTTCCATCAGATGATGTATGACTAC